CTGGATTCTATGTAGCAGCAAAAAATGCGGTTGGTGTAAACTCTCCTGATATTGCCATCGTTAAGCAACAGTTTTACGAGTACTTTTTAGGTGGACAATCTGGTCCAGAATCTACAAACAAAAATGCTACAGCAACTGAACCAAATTTATCAGCGTCTGAAATTGCAGCTGCGCCAGCAGATAAGAAAGAAGCATACACAGAAGATCGTAGCGGAAATGCTGATGTACTAGGTTTTACTGATCCATCAGGTAAATATCCACTTCGTGATTTTATGAACGAGGCAGATACGAATCGCCTTGCACGTGGTGTTATTGAAGGTACTTGTTTTGGATTTAAAGATTCCACTAGAAAGACAGACATCCCTATTGCTGGTGGTAGAACATGGTCACAGCCACTATCTGCATATAATACAGTTTATCCATTTAATAAAGTTATGGAAACTGAATCTGGTCACATTATGGAATTTGATGACTCGCCAGATGGTGAACGTGTTCACCTGTATCATCGTAAGGGTACATATTTAGAGATTGATCCAAATGGATCTCAACTTAATTTTATTGTAGGTGATGGATACTACATCACACTAAGAAATAATAACATTTATATTGGCGGTTCTGCTAACCTAACAGTTGCTGGTAACATTCGTATTTTATGTCAGGGTGATGCTAAGATTGAAGTCGAGGGCACATCTGATATCACTCTAAAGAATGATACAACTATTGGAGTTGCGACTAACTTAACGATGAATGTTGCACAAGACTTTGACTTAAACGTTGGTGGTAATTTTACAACTCATGTCACTGGAAATATGGGTACTAAGGTTGATGCTACTTCTACATTAGATGCTGCAACTGTTAATGTTCGTTCAGATGAGGGTACTAATATTGTTAGTGCTGCTCAGATTGGTGTTAAATCTGATGCAGATTTAAAAATTAACGCAGGTGGAAATCTTCAAATGGATGGATCAATTATTGATATTAACAATGGTGCATCAGAAGGTATACCAGAGGTTGAAGCAGTTGTTCCAGATTCAGTAATATTCCCAGAAAAGGGTGCTCCTGGATCTACTGAATTTGATAACTTAGTTCCACCAGAAAGATCGTTTGAAGATATTGCTAAGTTTGAAACACCAGATGAGTGGGCAACACCAGCTGGAAAGGCTGAAAAAGAAAAGCAGTTCGATAACCCAACTTACAAAGCACCAGAGAATAAAACTGGAACTGCTCAAGAAGCTGCACCACCAAGTGGTAACAAAGTTGAAGGTAAGAAGATTGATAGTACTGCTATTTACAGTAGATCTGATTTTTCACCATCATACAAATTATCTAAAAACTTTAAGATTGAACACTTGATTGAACCATCAGTCATTCTTCAAGACATTTCATTACCACCATCAGTTGGACAAAATGGTAAAACACGAATTTATACAAAGCAAGAACTTATTGCCAACTTGGCAGCTCTTGCAGAAAACGTGTGCGAACCATTATATGAACTTCTTGGACCAACAAGTGGTAAGTTTGCTCCAATGTCTTCAAAAGGTGCGTGGTGTATCAACTCTGGTTTAAGAAATGGAACTAATGGATCAGACCACAACAAGGGTCGAGCAATGGACTTTAGGTATAATCCAAAACGCTCGTTCGAAGATATGTGGAAGTTAGCAGTTCAACTAGAAAAAGTTTTACCATATAATCAGATTATTTTAGAGTATCGTCGTCCAGGTGCTAAATTTAATCCAGGACCAGGATGGATGAATTGGATTCATATCTCATACTCAACTGAATTTAATGCTAAGATGGCATTTACTATGGTAGATGATTCAACTGTTGACCAGACTGGTGCAAATCGTCCAGGTGCTAAAGGCTTATTCTTATTTGGATCTTAATATGACAATATCTTATACACCAGCTACCCTAGAGTTAACAGAATTTGTAGGAACATCTTCTACAACTGTGACGTTAACTCCAGACCCAAATTCTTCTATTTACGTTCAGAGTGTTACTTGTTCTGAAGATGTTTCAGGTTTAGTGATAACAAATACATCGACCAGCTTCACATTTTCTAGTTTATTTCCAGACATGTTCGTTCGATCGATAAAGTTTACAATGCAGGACTCTTCTGGGGTTAAGTCTTTCGGGAATGTTTCAAGATTCTTAGATTTACCATCAACATATAAGGGTGTGTATCAATATGTACCACCAGCAACTGAACTTAAAAACGTAGTATTCAATGTTCAAATGTATTCATATACTGGCGAGATAGATCCATTGGATCCAGAAGCACCGATAGATCCAACTCCACCATGGGGTTCTGGATCTCCTATCGGTAACCCATTATATGATTCTTATAAAACTACCATAACATGGACATTGGTAGTTAGACAGAATTGGCAATCTTCACTTATTGCATTAGGAAATGCGGTTAATAGTGGTTCTGGTTACCAGAAAGCATTAACAAAATATCCTGAATTGGAGTTATAATGCCTGCTGTAGTTAGAATCGGAGATAAATCTGCTGGACATTGTTTTCAGCCAAGACCAAATCTTGAGGGTAGCCCAAACGTTTTTGTTAATGGTAAGGCAGTGCACCGAATAGGGGATAGATGGGCTCCACATACATGCGGGAATAGTACCCATGACGCAGTTCAGGCAAAGGGAAGCCCAAACGTTTTTGTTAATGGTAAGGCAGTCGCACGAATGGGCGATCAACAATCATGCGGAGATATTTGTGCTGAAGGTAGTCCAAACGTTTTTGTAAATTAACCTAAATAACTAATATGGTAAGAAACACACGACTATTCTCTGATTTAGACCTAAATTTCACTAAGCATCCAGTGACGGGGGATATTTCACGTCGCTACGATGAGAATGCTGTAAAGTCTAGTTTAAAAAATCTTATTTTAACTTCTAACTATGAACGACCATTCCACAGTGAATTGGGATCTCAGGTTAGAGCGTTATTATTTGAACCAGCAACTCCAATGACCAGAGCTTTATTGGAAAGATCAATAGAAGATTTAATAACAAATTACGAACCAAGAGTTCAACTAATTGATATCCAGGCTAATGTTAGTGATGATAATAACGCAGTTTATGTAAGAGTTGAATTTAAGATAGTCAACACAGAAAGACCTTTAACTCTTGAAATAGCACTAGAGAGAACCCGATAATGGCAAATAAAAAAATTACAACAACAGATCTAGACTTTGATCAGATTAAAACAAATCTAAAAGAATTCTTAAAGGGGCAAACAGAGTTTCAAGACTACGACTTTGAAGGTTCTGGTATGGCAGTGTTGATTGATCTTTTAGCTTACAATACTCACTACAACGCACTGTATAATAATTTAGCAGTTAATGAATCTTTTTTAGATTCAGCAAGTAAACGTTCTTCAGTAGTATCTCTTGCAAAAAATCTTGGATATATTCCTAAGTCAGCTACCTGTGCAACTGCTGTTGTGGATGTTTTTGTTAGAAATACTGCTACAACTCCAATCACATTAACCCTACCACAGTACTCTCAATTTAATACCCAGATTGATGGAACGACTTATACGTTCTATAATATGAGTGACGTGACAACTACCATTGTAGATGGAGTTTATAAGTTTGCTAATTTACAATTACTACAGGGTACACCACTATCATTTAAATATGAAGTGAGTGCTTCTACTAAATTTATTATTCCTAATGCGGATGTAGATATGGCAACACTATCTGTTCGTGTTCAGGACTCAGCTGGTTCTACTGTATTTCAATCTTTCTCTCGTGCCACAGGTGTTGTTAATGTTTCTTCAACATCTTCTGTTTATTATGTTAAAGAAATTGAAGGACAGTTATATGAAATTTATTTTGGCGATGGAACTATTGGTAAACAATTACAAAATGGTAACATTGTACATCTAGAATATATGGTGACTGATAAAGAAGTTGCCAATGGTGCAAGATTGTTTAGTTATCAGGGGTCTTCCTTACTTGGTGGTTCAGTTACTGTAGAATCTAGAGCAGTAGCTTTTGGTGGTTCTGAACCAGAGGATATTGAGACAATTCGTTTCAATGCTCCAAAATTATTTGCTGCTCAAGATCGTGCAGTGACAATCGAAGATTACAAAACTATAATTCAAAATACTTTCTCAAACGCAGAATCTATTAATGTTTGGGGTGGAGAAGACCATGATGTCCCTACATATGGTAAAGTGTTTATCACTATTAAACCAAAGACATCACTAAAACTTAGTGAGTCTGAAAAAAGTATTGTAAAGTCTTTACTAAAAACAAAGAATGTTGTTTCTATTATTCCAGAGATATTAGATCCAGAGTACACTTATATTGAAGTATTAACATCAATTTATTACAATCCACGTTTAACAAATAGAACATCTAGTCAACTACAAAGTTTAGTGTTTGATACTATCAAAGATTATAATGTTACAGATTTAGAGTCTTTTGATTCTATTTTTAGACAATCTAAATTATCACGATTGATTGATAGCACTGAAGATTCTATTGTTAGTAACGTTACTACAATAAAGTTACATAAAGAAATTACTCCAGCATATAATACAATTTCTGATTATAGCATCAACTTAGTTAATCCAATTTACTCTGAGGGTGTTGCTGAAGAAGCAGTTCTTTCCACTGGGTTTTACATTCCAGATGATGATAATGTTTACTACATTGATGATGATGGTCTTGGTAATCTAAGAATGTTTTACTATGTTGCTGCCACAATTAAAACTGTTGTTAAGAATAATATTGGAACTGTAGACTATCAAAAAGGATTAATTAATATTCCTAGTCTAAATATTGTTTCAATTGCTGATTCACAATTTAAAATTATTGTTAAACCTTCTTCATATGATGCTATTTCGGCTAGACAAAGTTTAGTTAGCATTCCTGACAATTTAGTGACAATTAATGTAATTGTTGATAAAATGTCTTCTGGTGATTCGGCTGGTGGAACTAATCATACCTTTACATCAAGTAGATCATAATGAGTAATAGAGTTAAATTATCTACAGTTTTACCAAAACAACTCCCAGAGTTTATTAGGGAGGACTATCCAGTATTCATTAAATTTTTAGAATATTATTATGAGTATCTTGACAGTCAAGAGGTAGATATAAAAACAGTTCGTGATTTAGACGAAACTGCGGACAAATTTGTACAGAATATTAAAAACGAAGTTAATTATATTGGCTCGTTTAAACAAACTAATCCTACACTTGATGAAAATAATATATTAAAAAATATTAGAAGCACTTATCGTGCAAAAGGTTCTGAAGAATCTATTCAAACTCTTATGCGTTCTTTATTTAATAAAGAAGCTGAAATTATGTATCCTGGAGAATATATTCTCCGTGCTTCTGATGGTAAGTGGCAACAAGATATTTCTATTTTTGTCAATATAACTTCAGGCAATCCACTAACACTTGTTGGGGATGAATTAGATATTACTGGTACTAATGTTAGTATTAAAACAACAGTACAACGAGTTGAGCCTTATAGCGGTAGCATTTGGGAAATTTTCTTAGACAAAAACTTTATCGGCGAAATAAAGTCTGGTTATAATGTCACGTTTGATGGAGTTACTGGTATTATAGTTGATACTACTGCATCAAGTTCTATTATTAGAAATGGTGCTGGGTTTAGATTAGGACAAATCTTTGAGATTCGTTCTAATACTGGAACTGGAACAAAAATTAAAATCACTGGGGTTAACTCTACTGGTGGTATTACCAGATATAGTATTATTAACTTTGGTGTTGGTTACACCGATGAATTTTATGCTACATTATCACCTCCAACATTTGGTTTTGATACAAATACATCACCAATAACATTGGTTGAAACTCCAGGTGGAGTGACTCAGAGTACTCCATCATATAGTGAAACTCAAGGTTTTACTGATTATGGTACTATCATTAATCCAAACTATTGGAATCCAACTTACTCCAATGGTACATATGTTGGTACCAAAGTTCGTGCTTTCTATAACGAGCAAATTAAAGCATTATCCAATGATTATGCCGTTATCGATTTTAGGCTTGGTGCCATTGCAAGATATCCAGGGTCTTACATTAAGAACGATGGGTTTATTTCTGATGCGATGAAAATTCAAGATAGTCGTTACTATCAAGCATATTCATACGTTATTAGAATTGATGAGTTATTAAGCACATTTAAAGAAGCTGTTAAAACATACGTCCATCCAGCTGGCATGGCTCTTTTCTCAGATTATGAAGTTAAAAACTATATCACTTTAACTGCAACTGTACAAGCTGTTATTAACTTTTTACGTAGAAAGTTTGAAGATGAATTTGCAGTTTCTGATGCAGTATCTCAGAAGGTTGTAGAAAAGTACTTGGTTGATGAGCCGATAGTTTCAGAGACAAGATCGTTTGTAGTCACTAAACCATTGGATGAAGAAACTGCTTTAGCCACCGAGTTAATGACTAAGATTTTTGGAAAGAATCTTGTCGATGGGGCAATCGCCACGGATTCTCTTGACCAGATTACCCTAAATAAAGTAGTAAGTGAGACTTTAAACGCACTTGATAATCAAGCCCTTTTAATAACAAAAGGGCAGATTACTGATACAATTAGTCTAACTGATGAATTTGATATCCAACAAGATCACGTTATATCATTAACAGATTCTGGCTCGGCTTTGGATTCTGGAGGTTATTATGTTGTTAATCCATACAACTTTGATCCATTATATTTTGCTGAGAATTACGCTAACACAAGAACCACATTTTAAAGGAGATTTCCTATGAATCTAAACGAAGCACTTAAAGCTACTGGTGAAGTTTTCATCGACGTTATTAAAGACGGACAAGTAGTAGAAAAAAGACATATTCCTAACCTAGTTGTTACTGTAGGTAAGAATTTTATCGCATCCCGTATGACTGGCACTGCACAAGGTGTTATGTCCCACATGGCTATTGGCTCTAGTTCAACTGCAGTTGCTGCAGGTGATACTATTCTTGGCACTGAACTTGGAAGAGTTTCTCTTGGTTCATCCACTGCCTCTGGATCGACTATCACTTATACTGCAACTTTCCCAGGTGGTACTGGTACTGGTAACGTTGTTGAAGCAGGTATTTTTAATAATGCTACTGCAAATACTGGAACTTTACTTTGTCGTACAGTATTCCCAGTAGTCAGCAAACAAGTAGCTGATACTATCGCTGTTACTTGGGTTGTTACAATTAGCTAATAAAGAAAACACGTAGATGAGCACACTTTTAAAGTCCCCACTCAGCAACTCAGTTGCTGAGGGTATCTATAATGAGATTCTGAGAAAGACTGCCAGATATTACTATTTTTTAGGTAAGACTTTAGAGTGGGAAGGTACTGGTTCAGATTTTATTCCAAACCCTCCAGAAGATACCTATAAGTATGAATTGCAGACTCGTAATGAGACAATCTTACTAAAACAAATTCAGGCAACAGACGTTGCCTTCGTTATCCCACGTTATCAGTGGGCTAATGGATTTGTGTATGATATGTATGACGATTCGTACTCATCTACAAACCCAGCAAACTCAGGTGCTGTTAGATTAGAAGATGCTATTTTCTATGCAGTAACGAATGAGTTTAATTTATATAAGTGCATTTCAAATAACTACAATAAACCTTCTACAGTTCAACCAACTGGAACATCATCAACACAATTTACTACTGCTGATGGTTATATTTGGAAGTTTATGTATACTATTCCGATTGCGCTAAGAAATCGTTTTCTAACAGCTCAGTTTATTCCAATCACCACTTCTTTGCGTAATCAATTTTACTCAAGTGGTGAGATCGCAGCAGTGGCTATTGATAATCCAGGATATGGATACACAAACCCACCAACTTTAACTGTAAACGGTGACGGCTATCTAGCAGAAAATCCATATATTTTATTTGATATCTTTATGAGTGATCGTGGAGCTGGTTATTTAACTACACCTGCAGTAACATTTTCACCTCCCACTGTTATCACAGGTGACGAAGAAACTGCTACAGGAACAGCTTCTGTTGTTTCTCAAGAAGTAGATGATATAACAATAACTTTAGCTGGTTATGGTTATGCTGCACCACCAACTATTACAATTGCACCTCCAGTTACTGCAACTGGTATTTGGACAGCTTCTACTGCCTTAATACTGAATAGAATTATTTCTCATTCTGATATTAATGGAACACGTTTCTATAAAGCAACTACTGCAGGTACAACTGGTTTAACAGCACCAACTCATATAACAGGTACTGTAGCTAATGGTACTGCACAACTCCAGTTTGTTGGCAAACAAGCAACTGCTACTGCAGTTATGCAAAAAACTAATGCTGTACTTACTGCTATTCTTGATGGTGGTCAGGTTACTGATGTTATCATTCAAAATGGTGGTATTGGCTATACTTTCGCAAGCGTTATTGTTACTGGTGATAATGGATCTTTCGGGTCAAATGCAGTTGCTGTAATTTCCCCAGAACTATCTGTGGGTGACTTAAATACTTTACAATCTAACGTTGAGTTATTAGCTGTAAATGGTAGTATCGATTTTATCAAAGTTATTAGTGGTGGTACTGGTTATGCAGTTGCCAACGTAACTATCGATGGCGATGGAACTGGTGCTACAGCAAATGCTGTCATTACTGGTGGTATTGTTACTGGAATAACTATCACTAATCGTGGATCTGGTTATACAAAAAGCACTATTACTATTACAGGTACTGGCACTGGAGCGACTGCTCGTGCTATTATTAGTCCAGTTGGTGGACATGGTAAAAATGCAGTGAACGAACTTTTTGCTAGATCTTTGATGTTCTCATCTACTATTTCTAACGAAAAGATTCATAATTATACTGTAGAAAATGACTATCGTCAGGTTGGATTCTTAAAGAACCCATTCACATACAATAACTTAACATACTTTCGTGGACAAACTGGCACTTCCTGCGTTAAGGTAGTTAGTAGTATAAATATCAGCCACTTTGGGTTAGATGATGAAGTCTATCCTACAAG